GCCGAGAGTTGTTAACACTGCTTTATGTCTCAATCCTCCCCTTCTGCAAGCAAAAGCTGGAGTCAAGTAGTTCATTAGTGTAGTGCTACAAAAATTATAGGCTGAAGTAGCTGCCGTTGAGTCTGTTGCTGTATCTTGTCCGTTAGTTTCCCAACCTCGATAGAAAGGAAAATCATGGATATTATAAGCAATGGAGCGTGAACTGGTTGTGGTTCCATCCCCACCAGGCCAGTAGGAATTGTGATAGTGGTAACGCCTCAACATTTCTCGTAATGATACGATGCGTTCACCTTGATACACCAGATACTGATTATCTTCTGGAATAGTCTCACCGGGTGCAAAACTCTGCACTTCGGCGACACAACCGGGAGAATTGGAAGTATCTTCTGCTGAAGCCAATGCTTCCCCTGGTGCTATCTCTGCTTGTTGAGCATGATAGGAAATCAGAGAAAGATTTTTGGTTGTTGGTACTGCCACAGCAAAATCATCGCCAGCAGCTACCCACACCTGAATCTTTACATCAGCTGCAGTAAGGGATGGAGTTGCGAGTTCATTCACAACATAAACTGATAGTGACCCATTGTCGTATTGTCCTCCACATGTTACTGGGTTGGAATCGTCATATATGGTAGATGACGCAATTGCTCCAACTCCAGCATTAAGAGCCCAAGCACGAATGTCAGCCCACTTCACCTCATATTCAAAGTCACGATTTTCAGAGATATCGACAACTGTTGAGTAAGTTTGATTAAATGGGATGGCACCTGCAGGGCTAGTTGCTGGATTATATACGATACGAATTCTTCCCCGATGATATTCGGAGCAGACAACATTAAATCTAAATTTGATAGAACCTTGCCACGCCTCGAAAGGGGAAGAACCGAATGTTAGGGCTGTACTGTGTAGTTCCTGCACAGGAGCTGACGTCACTTTTTCTCCAAACAGTGGTGAAACCACCATAGAAGTTAGAAGTGTGTCAGTCGTTGCAGATTCAGGCCAGTCAAATTGTCGAAAATATGACCAACGCTTACAAATGGAATTGACAGTGAGTTCATCCTCACCACCAAGTCCCATTACACGAGTATCCACTGTGAGTTCATTCTTAGAATCTAAACTCAGTTTGACCAGTGGTTCCGGAGCATCACTATTGGCCATATTTCCCACAAATCGTGGAACGTAGGACCTAGTGTCTTCCATCACCTGGGGTCTGGAATATCCAAAAATGCGGGCTACATCTCCAATTCTGGTAGAAACCATTGAAGTTGCTTTAGCATATGGAGCTAACACTGGGATCATAGAAAGTGCATCAGCTGCAGTAGCAATTGCTGACGCCGGTTTGCTAATAAGTCCATCTTTTTTAAACTCATCATTTCCTGATGTGTTATTAGATTTCTTCATTGCTTTCTTGTTCTGTGATCCCGCTTGGGGACTGTAGGGTTTTGGGAAACCAAACTCGTCTAGATCCGCCTTGTCAACTGCGCCTTGAGCGACAGCCGTAGTAGGAACTGAAAGAGTCAGGTTCTCAGCCCAACAGAATACAGTGATGGTAATGGGATCAGTTCCCCCATTAGCATGTTGTAAGACATCAAAATCGTGAATATCGATTTCACCCATCTCATCAGGCCACCCTGCTTTAGTAATATCCAAGTAATTTTCTGGCCATATAAATGGCAAGAGCATTTCTCCTCCCTGAGAAGAAGTCGGATCTAAAAGTAAATGTGGTTTCTGAGATGCTTGAATCAAATCTTGTGCAATAAAAGCTCTATTCACAGTGACCTCATCATCAGTTACATATGGATTGTAAGATAATAGAGCACGACCGTAGTAAAAGCTGTTACCGTTGACTAACACCTTCAAACGAAGGTTGCAACGCAAGTTACGATAGCGATTAATTTTGTCAAGAACGTCAGCATTGCCGAAAAACTCGGTCCACGGATTGAAACGCGTAACCGACAACGAAGACGACGGAGTCCACTGGTACTCCTTGATTTTGATTGGGCGAGATAAGAAATCACCCAATTGAGCGTCGCTGAAACCTGCGAGCTCTGTTGTTGAGTCCGGGCTTGCGACGATGTCGTATGACCACGGAGTGTCCCCATCGACGAAGTTCGTCGTCTGGGCGCTCGTTTCGTTCGAGACTTTGGAAATGTTATACGCTGCACCTCCTTCAGCACTTGAATTATTTTGGCTAGTAAGTAATTTAAGTATCTTGGATCGGTTACGCTACTTTACGTTCCGTCCTCAGTATATTTGGTTGATTGGCGAAATCTCCCCTAAATAGGGGTAGTCCACTGACTGCCATGAAACACGCAAGCCTATATATAGTATACAAACATACAAACTATCTAACATACGGTAAACCAATACATGAGTGCTATTTTAAACTTATCACCACGAATAGCTCCGGGGTTTGCTCAAGTTTTTCGTCATTGCGGGACGGTGCTACCAAATTAGCAGTCGTACTTCTCCTTGAACATATCAAGACGTTGGTCGTAAGTGATCTGGAGTTCAGAGCACATGTGGGAGAGGTTTGCTTTTTCGGCAACTTGAATCATCTGCTGACGGCGCAATTCATACTTATCGCGTCCGTGCTGAAACCATTCTCTGAGAGCACCATCAATGTTCATGGCACTCTGGTCTTCGGGGGAAACAACCTTAGACTTCAAAACAGAGTGAAGTGATTTGAAGATAGATGCCTCTTGTAGAGCACCGTGGATCAATCCAGTATCAGGATTGAAAATGTTATGGCGCTTCAAGAAATCGACATCCCTATCATTCATATAAGGTGTTGGTTCGGACTCTTTATCTGGCATAGTGAAAACCATATCACGTTCAGCCAAAAATTGAGCAAAAG